AAGCATTTACTGGCTTAACTAATCTTGGTAAACCAATGTTTAAATATACTTTAACATTAGGTACAGAGAAAAGAAAAGCAGGTGCTGTAAGGTTCTTTGTTTCTACTTATAAAATTAACAAAGACAAAGAGTTAAACTTTACTTCGGATGATGAGAGAACTTTAGAAAGTTTCTTAACATTGATTAACTCTGAAAATAAAAGTGTCAGTACGATGCATGATAAAGCCACTGCTCAAGAAGCTTCTGATGGCGACACTGCTAAAGTTATTGAACAACTAGCATAGTGCATTTACTTTTAATAAAAATACAAGAACTGTTAGCCCGTTCTGGAAAGGAGCGGGTTGACATCTCAGAAGATATTATTGAGGAGTTTGGGGAAGCTTGTAAGCAAGCTTTTAGAAAACAATTTACAGAACAAAGAGACCCTAATTTTTCTATCAGAATGTCTGGTATTGGTAAACCTCTTTGCCAATTACAAATGGAAAAACAAAATACATCTGCTGAAGAACCCCCTTACAATTTTAAAATGAGAGTTTTATTTGGAGATTTAATTGAAGCTTCTGCCATTGCTATTATGAAAGCGGCAGGAATTAAAATTCAATCAGAGCAACAAGAAGTACACAATGAAATTGCAGGTGTTAAAATTAAAGGTACTTATGACGTAGAGATTGATGGTAAAATCTTTGACATTAAAAGTGCTTCTCCTTGGGCTTATGATAATAAATTTGCTAAAGGTTTTGAAAATGTGGAAGAAGAGGATAGCTTCGGTTATGTTGTTCAAGGTTCATTATATTCTGATTCTTCAGGTAAACCTTTTGGCGGTTGGATTGTGATAAACAAATCTACAGGGGAATGGCAAATCGTAGAAACTCCTACTTATAAAGAAGATTATAAAGTAAAAGCATTAAAGACTGCAGAAAATAATATTGATGCATTGGTTAATAATAAACCCTTTGAAAGATGTTTTGAGGATATCCCTGAAACATTTAACAAAGTAAGTACAGGGAATAAAGTATTAAATACTATTTGTTCTTTCTGTTCCTATAAGAAAGCTTGTTGGGGTGAAGAATTACAATACTTACCTCAGCAACAATCAAAAGCAAAATCACCTCGTTGGTTTTGGTATACTAAGATAGTAAATCCCAAGGAGGGGAATAGTAATGAAAAAGAGTAAAGATTTAGAATCACGTGGTCCAGTGGTCTATGTAACCCCTGTTCCTACTAAAGAAGGTGCTTTTATGTGTAGCATTAAAAAGAATAAAAATCCTTCTGATGATGAAAAAACTTGTGAAGTTATTGCAATGGGAATGATGAGAATGGCTTTGACTGACCCTCAATATGTCTATGATTTAGGGATAGAAGCTATGGAAGAAGAAGATATCTTAGAAAATAATAAACCATTGCTTAAAGGTAATGGTAAACATGATGATACCAATATTATTGATATCTTAGAATACATTAAATTTAAAAATAATAGTGGTAAATTAAACTAATGAGTAAAGATAATTTCAATAACTCTGATGATAATAATATCAGAAAGAAGTTTGATTTAGATTTACAATACGGAAAGATGCGTGAAAAGAAAATTCACGATATGTTTTTTAAGAAAAAATTTGAGATAAAGTCTGAGAGAGATTGGTGGCAGAAGACAGGGAACATTGCTATTGAAGTTCAATGTTATGATAAGCCAAGTGGGATATCAGTTACCAAAGCTGATTATTGGATGCACGTCTTAACAGATGGTGATGACGAATACTGTACTTTAGTATTTAAAGTAAGCACTGTTAAGAAACTAGTAAAGAAATACAAAAATAAAAATGTATTTGGTGGTGACCATCGAAAGTCTAAATTTGTTTTAGTCCCGTTAAAAGAATTGTTTGTGTTGGAGAACATAAAAAATGGATAAAATAAATCCAAATTATTATAAGTCTAAGACCATAGAAACTATTGAAGCGATACGTTCTCAGTTATCTACTGATGAATTTCGTGGATATCTAAAGGGTCAAATTTGGAAATATTTATCTCGCCACAGAGAAAAGAATGGTTTTGAGGACTTGCAGAAAGCAAAGTGGTATATGGACTACCTAATTGAGTTCGAAAGAGAGATAGGTGAAGGCGACATCATTAAAAACTAGGAGGTTATATGTCAACTAACAATTATATAATAAGTGGTGAACAAGTTCAGTTTTTACTGAGATACTTATTTACTAGACCTTATGGAGAAGTCATAAAGCTAATAGAAATATTAGGTCAATTGAGGGAACTCGATGAAAAAGTTAATGCGGACTTCATCTCGAAAAAACAAAGTAAGTAGTAACTTAGCTACTATTCACGTTAACCTAGATAAATCAGGAGAGATTAAATTAGATTTAGATTATATTAAACCTGCTTTATTAATAGAAACCTTTAAAAAGAAATTTCCTAATTATGAAAACTCCGTATTATTATCTTCTATTATTTACGATACTATATCTGCTTATGAGGATTTATACGACAGGATTCAAAACACTATCAATATGAATTAGATATCTCGCATCTCCATACTTAAGGCTCTTGCCCTGTTGGGTGTTTGACGATACCATCTTGAACGCAACATCTCATTCGCTGCATCAGGGTAATTGCCTTCTTTTAAATATCTAATCATATTTCTAAATTTAGATACCCCGGCAAATCCCATTTGGAAAATCATTTCACAGATAATACCTTTTGCTTTGACAGGTAAATCTAAATCATTTTCTATACAGAACTTTTCCATTAAGTTCCATGCTTTATCAAAATCTTCTTCAAAGATTCTATCCCATCCTTCTTTATCTTTAGGGGCTTCCTCTCCGGGTAACATCTTATGACCATACCCTCCTGTTTTAAATCCTAAAGTATCAATATAAGTATCTAGTCTATATCCTTCATGCTGTTTTATTCTATCTTTTAATGCATCTTTAATTATATCCGACATCAATCCTCCTAAACTATTTAGTAATTTTTTTAGATTTCTCAAACGTACGTAGACTTGCCATGCCTAAAAGTGCCATGACTAAAGGCATTAATTGTTCCATGTCCATACTTGGTAGTGGTTGTGTCTGTACTTCAAACACTGCTAGAAAGAACATGATAAAATTTTTAAGGACAAATTCCCAAAAAATGGATATTGCTGCACTAAAACCAATGAGGGGTCTCCAAGAACGCTGCAATATACCTGAAATATCTGTAGCTGTAGATTGAGCATCTGCTAAATTAATCTCCATTTGTTTCGCATTAATTTCATTTTCTAATTCCTGTAATCTTATTTTTATTTTTCCTCTTTCTTCATCTGATACATGAACACTGTCGATAACTTTACCTACAGTTTCTACTAGACTTCCACCTAATAATTTACTTAACATTTTATACTCCTGTTCTATTTATTACAGATTCGTAATACTCTAACCATTTCTTTTCACTCCAGCAAGTCATTTCCTGATACTCAATTCCTCTATACAAAAATTGATTATTTACTGATTGCTCTAATACTTCTCTTTTAGCTTTTACAAATACGTGGCAAGTATTCTCATCTATAAAATCTAGATAAGTATACTTATATAATGTAGGATTATTCTCTCCTGTAAAAAATATTATTAGTATGAGAACGTATTTCATTCGTTTACTTGATTCAAAAACATATAATAATCCATGTTTCTAGGCGTTAGGTCACCCTTTCTCATTCTATCTAACATAGAAGTATTCATTAGTCTTATTCTGTTTTTTACTCTTTCTATTAATTGGCTTTCAGTAAAACCTTTAGATAACATATAATCTCTATAAACATGAGGTACAAATCCTCGTGACATATACGTATGTGCTGCAAAAGTAACAAAGTTATCTATGGTAGCATTAGAATTACTTTTCATTTTTGTTAGTACATAGATACTTTTTAGATATTTAGCTTCTTGTACAGTCGTTGTAGTTATGAGTAATCTCTTTACCCAATCATCTAAATCTCTTTCATATTTACCTCTATCTTTATTATTCATATCAATAACTAAAGTTGTTTCCTTACCCTCTTCAAACATATCTTTAAAAGTAAATATATTTCTATTGTTTGCTAAGTTATTATAAAATAATTCTATTAGACCATGTAAAGAACTTGGGGATGCAGCCTTTAAAACTTTAAGACTATCTTTAGGCGAACCTATACCTAAATGTATTTTACCTTCTCTCATAGTTAATTCTGTCACTATTTTTCCTACATATTCTAAAGAAGGGAAACTGAATAATTGGTCTGCAGATAAGTCTGGTGCTGCAACAGTAGATGTAATATTAGTATCTGTAGCTACAGAAGGAACACCAAATAATGCCCAGTCAGGTAATCCTGCATCCATTAAGAACATAGTAGGTGTTCTGAAATCTGTTCCTGCATATTGATTTATTTTGGTAATTAAATAATCAGCAGCACCTATACCCACTACTCCTAAACTACCTGCATAAAAAATCATACTAGCTGTAAAAGCAGATAATCCTCTAATATCTCCCGTCTTTTTAGCTGTTTGAATATGCTCTACCATTTGGGCTAAAAAGTTATGCTGAAATGTTTTAAATAATCCTGCTGATTTACCTACGTAACCTAAGACACCACTCTCTCCATAAATCTTAGGTCTTTCAAATCTATTATATTCAACCATATATTTATTAGCCATGTAGGAAGCATTTCTATTAGCATCTTTTACAGATAGACCAGAATCAATAAAATATTTTCTAAACATTAAAGCAGACATTGCTCTTGAAAACATTTCTACTTTAGCTGATAGAGTTTTACCTGTCGCATATTCCCAAAGTTTTGAACGACTTAGTAATCTTAAATCGCCCTTTTTATTTACTTCAGTTTTAGTAGGTATTCTAGCTTGAACTACCATATCTTCATTTCTAAATTCATCTAGGAACTTAGCTTCTACTGTTCTTTGTTCTGCTAAATATTTAAAAAATTCTTTACCTTCTTTGCTAGGATTAAACATTTCTTTAAATCCATAAAACACTGCACCTATAGGGTCTCCTTTACCCCCTAGTGAATTTAATCGATGTAACTGAGGGACAATCATCTGATATGGCTGAATTAATTGGGCTGCTATAAATCTTATGTTATATGCTAAAAGCTTTGTTGTTAAGGTTACTCTATTTAGACCACCTATAAAAGCATCTCCACCAGAAGACTTTAAATATCTTTCTGCTAGATTATCTATTGTTTTAGACACTGCACTTTTTTCCCTAGAGAAAGCATTATCTAGATATCCTTTAGCCACTTTATAGGCGTTAGGGTATAAGTTTCTAGCTACACCATCTAATTCTAAGAATGAAGTAACATCTCTATTTAATTTCATTTTTTCGGAAGCATAAATACCTCCTTCAACAAATTGTAAAATACCTTTTTCAAAGTTATCTAGATTCTTTTCTTTACTATATAAAGGTTCTGTACCTGCAAAACCTTTTATGTATTTATCCTTTCTTCTTTTCATTACATACTGAGGAGCATTTTTTCTTATCCAGTTTAAGTATGCAGAGTTAATAGCTTTTGTTGCTTCTCCATCATTTTTTAAATACATCATCGCCTCAGAAAAAACAGAAGAAGGGTCTTGGGCGTATTCCTTTTTAGCGGATATATCGTACTCAATATCTTTGTCTGCTTTTTTTAATTCCTTTACTAGGCTTTCTGCTTTAGCTAGACTCTCAGCCCCATAAACATTCATTAACTGTTTCTTTCCATCTACAGTTTTATTAGCAAATACTCTATAGTCCCCAAACCAAACGTGAGGGATATAGTTAGGTATTCTTCCTATTAGAGGACTATTTAATCCTGTTGCTTTTATTTGACCATTGATATCATTTCTAACTCTTTCTACCATGTTTCGTATAGCTGTATAATAGAGTTGCTGTGCAGAGTTCATTCCAAAAGTATTACTTAACTCTTCTGCTTTTATATTACCTGTATCTTTATCAAAAATTTTATCTTTAGGATTTTCTAAGTATCTTTGTTCTATTTCTACAGCTTTTTGCATAGCACCAATCCTCTCATCTTTAGTCAGAGTTTTAGCCACTTCTATAAATGAGTCTTTAGAATTTACTTTCTGAGAAAGCTTTACCCCCGGAACAAAACTAAAATCTTTATTGATAGGTAAGATGCTATAATCTTTCTCTTTAAAACCAGAGCCTTTAATTATAGTATCAAATTTATTTTCTACTCTAATTCTAAAAGTATCTGTTCTATCTACTATCCATTTTGTAACAGGATGTTTATTTAAAAATTTACCCGGTAAAGTAAATCTACCTAGATGATAGCCTACAGTTTTACCGTCTAAGTCTTCATACTTAGCTTTCTTTTTATTAGCCTCATCTAAAATATATAAATCAGACCTAGCTTCTGTAGAATTTCTAATATCTTTCTTTTCTTTGGTGATTATATTTAAGTATTGTTGAGTTTTGAAAAAGTCTTTATTAGCTAGTATAACAACACCTAAATCTTCTGATTGTTTTTTTAAAGTTTCTATGGCTTTATCATCAATTGATTTTTCACCTTTCTTTCTAGCTTCTAAGGCATTGTTTATTTCTACATCAATAAATTCTTTTTTCTTTAATAAATCTACAAGAAATCTTTCTTGATTTTTTATTTCAGTATCAAATCCTTTTGCAAATTCATTATATTCTTTTAGTGATTGACCTTCTAATACTCCCTTTCTAAACTTTAAAGAGTCTCTAAAATCAGTGACTATATCTCTGCCCCCTTTACCTCCTATGTTTCCCATTGCACCTAAAAATGCAAAAGTCACACCACCTGAAATTCTATCTTCAAAATTACCTTCTGTAGAACCAAAACCTAAAACACCTAAAGTAGTTGCTCTAGTTTTCATATTTAATGCTTCTGTTCCACGTAAGGCATTACCTAATATAAATCCTTTAGCACCGGCTGTTGTGGCAGTGGTTAATCCTTTATCTGATTCCATTACAAAATCTGTAGCAGCCATACCTACAGATGCAGGATTTATAAGACCTAAATATTTTTCATTTACTTTATTTAAAGCTTTACCTACTGGAGTTTTTGTAATTGCTTTACCTACAATTCCTGCACCTTTAATAGCAGGAATATATTCACCCACAGTTATAGGTGCAGCACCGATACCTTGATATATTTTAGCCAATACACCATCATCTGCTTCCCCTTTAGGAGCAACTTTTAAACCTACTGTTTTTAAATATTTTTCTGTTTTTTCTAGGAGATTTAATTCATCCGATTCATTGTCTGACAATAATAGTTCTTCAGGAGTTTTAGAAGTTTCTCCTTGTATAAAATTACTAAATCTATTAATGCCTCCGGGGATGTTGGATAAGAGATTATAAAATCCAGCAGAACTTTCTAAATATGCGTACTTTATATTTCTACTAGGTTTTAAAATTGCATTTTCGGTAAATGCGTTGGATGACAGAATGTCATCAATTTCTGATGTAAATGTTTTTAGTTTTCCTTTAGGGGTATTAACTGTACCTAAAGAAGTATCAGTAAAATTACTGATAGAATTTTTATTATTTAAAATAGAACTAAAAGATACATTAGTATCTGGTTTAAATAACTGATTAAATATCCCTGATGATTCAGTAGTTTTTTGTGTAGGTTCTACACTTTCTTTTACATCAGGTTTAAATAACTGATTGAATAATTTATTCTCAGTCATATTACCCTACAATTTCAATGCTTGAGTCGTTCGGTTCTATTCCTACTTTTCTATATGTTTTATTACCTATTGTAAATTCAGAGTTTAATGGAATATCTTCCCATGATACTCCTTCAGCAGTTCTAAAGGTAGTACCTCCTCCTCCTGTAGCCTGTACTTCCTTCATATCTATATAGTCATAAATATTATTTACTGTATTAAATATTCTATCCAATGCTTCAGCTTGTTGCTCGCCTTCCATTCTATATTGAGGTAAAGTGTTAGCTATGAACTGTGCCACACCATCGTTCACGGCTTCTTTGAAATAATCTTTTTCACCAATAGCCTCTCTTAATAGAGGTATATCTCTTTGTGTTAATGTAGTAGCACCTGCTGCCTCTGCTATATCAGGATTTGTATAGTCTTCCATCGTAGGTTGCCTTTGAAGAACAGTACTAACATAAGCATTTATCTTGGAAGTATTCATAATCAAATCATTTTTCATATCCGCTACAGTCCCAGAAATAACACCTGAGCCATAAGGAACTACTTTTGTAGGTACTTCCATTTGTGTTCTAAAAGATTCTAACATTGGGTTATTTTGAGTTAAAAGTAAATTTTTTGTGCTATCACCTAATTTATTTTTAGTACCTACATCATTAATATAATTATTAATGGTATCTATTCCTGATTGATAGGCTGTAGTTATTCTTTCTTCTCCTGATATATTATCACCAGCAGAATAATTTTTAGGTATCATATTAGCATTATCCATAATATATTTAGCTGCTTCATCAGTATCTAAAGATGTATCTATATCTCCTCTATCAAAGAAGTAATTAAATGCAGTTTGACCACCATCAAATTTAGAAACTTTTTTATAAATATCTTGATACTTTTTAGTAGTGTTATTTAAGAGATTAAATTTTTCGTCAATCTTAGGTCTTAAATCATCTAAGTAAGCCCCTCTTTGTTCAGCTACTCTGTACATATTATTTGTTGCTGCTTTTAGTCCACCTGTAGCGAAACTAGTAAAAAAATTAGCCATTATTCTATCTCCTCTTTAGCCATTAAACCTGTAGGCATAGGCTCTTTTTCTTCTTTGTCTTCACTATTTTCTGATAACTCTTCTTCTATTTTTTCCATAGATTTACTGACTTCATTTCTGACTATCATTTCATCACCAACATTAGTTTTCTTTTTACGTTGCATTGAAATGTACATTTCTTTAATTCCTAATCTTGCACCTACTGCTGCGATTAATTTCATTAAAGGTTCACCAATTAATACAGCTAAATCTACTGACCATTTACCTTCTGTAAATCCAGCAAATAAAATAACTCTAGCGATAGCTTCTACAGGAATACCTGCTTTTAACATACTGGCTAAATTTTCTGCATTTTCTTCTTCCGTAAATCTCTCCATCAGATACATCATAGCATCTTCTACTTTATTGATATTAGGTGAATGTTCCCAAGGATAATTACCCGGAGTATCCGTCAAGGATTGACCGGGAATAGGGGAATCAAATTGATTATACTTAGCCATTATTGATACCTCGCAAATCTTTTCATAATCTCAGTCCATTCTGCTAAAAACTTTTCATAATCTGCTACTTCAGGAGTAGCCACTTCTTCAGGTGCATCTAAAGCATATGTTGACATTTCACTAGTACCTAAAGTTTGAGGTTTAGTTAAAAGACTCGGTTGGTCTGAACCACCGCCTGCCATTCTGTTCTTAAGCATTGTGGTTGCTCCTGTCTTTACCATATCACCTATAGTACCTCCCCCGAAAATAGTAGCTACTGTTGAACCTATTTTACCTAAAAAATCTAACATTAATTCCTCCTACATTTTTCCTGCAATAACAGAAACAGCAAACTCACCCATCAATTCATATAATCTTGATTTTTGAGAATCATCATTTAAATCAAATGCGGCTTGTCTTTCTAGAGCAGCAACTGCTAAGTTATGCTGTCTATTTAAGGCATTTTCAGAAGAAGTATTAGCCCAAGAAGCTTCATCTCTCCATTGTTGCCATAAAGCTGACATAGCATAATTAGATATACCTAATAAGTTTGCTGCGTTAGCTTGATTTGATGCGTTAATTGCTGCTGTATTTGCAGTGTTTATTTGTCTTCTCCATGTCACATTTGATTGGTCAATGACACGTTGATTTTCTACATTAAATTTATCTCTTGCATCTTGTAATGTAGAGTTAAATTGATTTATTTGTGTTTCTCTTTCTGCGTTGGCTTTATCTACTTCAGCTTTATTTTGTGCATTTAAAGCAGAAATTCTGTTTTGTTCTGATGTATTAAACTGTGCCATACTATTATAAGCATTAGAATTATATTGTTTAATTTGAGACTGTAAGTTATCAAAGAATTGGTCAGTTTGTTGTTGGCTTTCAGCATTAAATTGTGCTGCAGCATTTTGAGCAGCTTGGTCAGATAATAAACTTTGTTGTCTGTACTGAGAATTTTGTAAATTAGCCTGTTGATTATTAGACAAGTTTGCCATATCCATTTGAAAATACTGTTGAGCATTTAAAACAGCCGCTTGTTGTCTATTATTTAAATTTTGAAATACTACTTGGGAATACGTTTGAGCATCTTGCTGAGCAATAGGAATAGATGCATCTAAGACACCTCTAGCAATAGCTTCAGCAGCTATACTTGAAGAACTTAAACCTCTCTTTGCCATTGCCGCATCAGCGACTCTTTGAGCAGCACTTGCAAATACAGGTAAAGGTTGTCCTGCTTGCTGTGCTTGAATTACTTCATTAG